GTTGCAAGGATTACGATGAAAGACGAGTACAGCGGTCAAGGTGGGTCGTATCTTCTCGATCCAGAAACCGGAAAACGCACTCTGATTCAGCGAACACTTCCCGCCGACCCCCCACAAAAAAATGGCACCACTTCTTCTACGGAAACGACTGATTCTGGTAGAGACAGAATCAACTTACGGAACGGATCCAACTCCAACCGGAACGGACGCGGTTTTGGTGAGGGATCTGAACATCACGCCTCAGCAGAGTGATGTTGTCAGTCGCGATCTGATCCGTCCTTATTTGGGCGCTTCTGAGCAGCTCTTGGCCAACACTCGTGTTGAATGTACATTCAGCGTTGAGCTTGCAGGATCCGGTACTGCTGGAACTGCGCCTCAGTACGGCAAAGCACTGCAGGCTTGTGGCCTTAGCGAAACTGTTGCTGCTGGAACTTCGGTAACGTATGCGCCAGTGAGCGCATCTTTCAGTTCAGTCACGATTCACTACAACATCGATGGTGTCCGCCATAAGGTGACTGGTGCTAGAGGGACTTTCACCCTGAACGGCTCGGTGGGCGAAATCCCTACGATTGACTTCACCTTCACTGGTATCTATAACGCTCCTGATGATTCAGCACTGCCTAGCGTTACTTACGCAAACCAGGCAACACCGCTGATCTTCAAGAACGGCAACACAGACACCTTCTCCTTACTTTCTTACTCTGGCTGCTTGCAGTCGGTGAGCATGGACATCGGCAACACAGTCGTGTATCGAGAATTGATTGGTTGCAACAAGGAAGTGATCATCACTGATCGCAGTGCGAGCGGCAGCGTGAGTATCGAGATGGTTTCGATTGCGACCAAGGACTACTTCACAGCTGCATTGACTGACGGCACGCTGGGTAACTTGACGTTCCAGCACGGCACCACGGCTGGAAACATTGTTGATTTTGCTAGCACTAAGATCGACATCGGCGATGTGAGCTATGGAGACCAGGACGGCATTGCGATGCTGAACATCCCTTACACCGCGATTCCCTCTACTGCTGGAAACGATGAGTTCAGCTTGGTCTATACTTGATCTGAGGGAGTCATAGCCCTTGGAGAAAGCAATGGCCGTGTTGGAGAGCACGGCCTTTTTTATTGCTGTAAACTAATTGCAGTTAAATTTGCTCAATGGCTTTCGTTCGCAAAAAGGTCAAAACTTTTAAGTGGCCTGTAAAAGTCGAGGAGCCTGCTGATGGTGGAGTGTTTGAGACTTCGACTTTTGATGCGGTGTTTAAGCGAGTAGCAAGATCTGAATTTCAGAAGCTTGCTGATAAGGGCGATTTTGATTTGCTTAAGTCTGTACTGATCGGATGGGAAGGTATTGAAGACGAAGAAGGCAAGCCTGTTCCGTTTGGTCAGGCAACGATGAAAGAATTTGCTGATGATGCTTACTGGATTCGCGGTGTGTTGCAGGCATACACCGAGACATTTGAGGGAGCCAAGCTGGGAAACTAAAAGGTGCCGTCGAGTATTGGGCGAAAGGCGGCAAGAGAGTAGAAGATAAAAGTGGCGATGATGCAGCGGCGTTTGGATTGAAGCCGCAGCGTCAGGCCGCCCCTGAGGACGATCACTTTGAAGTGTGGGAAGAAAACTGGGAAACAGTGGTGATGTTCTTGCGGATGCAAACGCAGTGGACTGTCACGATGGGAGGTTACGTTGGATTGAAATATGAGGTTTTGCTAGGTGCGTCAGGACTGATGTCGCTTTATGATGTAGAGAATCCCCGTGAGATGCTGGAGGATCTTCAGGTAATGGAAGCCGCAGCCCTCTCAGAATTAAACAAGTCGGATAAGTAATGGCAAGTAACGAGACCGTCTTAAAAATCAGGGCTGAGATTGAGAACCTACAAGGGCTCAATCAGCTTAAAACTGCACTGCGGAAGTCTTCAGCTGAAGCAAAAGGAGCTGATAACGATTTTAGAGGACTTGTTCAGAAGGTTAGAGAGCTTCAGGCAGCATCTGTTAAATCAATTAATAACTTAAACGCTCAGAGAGATGCGTTTGAGGCACTTAGGCGTTCTGCTGATGTAACGAGTAAGGAGTTCAAAGAAGCCAGGGATGAAATTGAAAAGATAGATAGAGCCTTGAAAGAGGCTAGCGGCACTGTCGTTAAATATTCCAAGAACTCAATCAATGCTCTTCGTGCCCAGAAAAATGAACTGTTAGCCGTAAGGGACTCTGCTGACCTTATGAGCAAGGAGTTTAAGGAGGCTGGCGTTGAGCTTGCCAAGTTGGACAAGAAGCTTGCCAAGGCTGAAGGTCGCAAAATAGGCGGAGGCCGACTTAGGGCTGGCGCTCAAGTGCTAGGCACAGTCGCAGGCGCTGGTGTGTTCGGTGGACCTGAGGGCGCGGCTGGCGCGGCATTTGGCGGCATCGTAGGGGGAGTCCCTGGCGCTGTGGTTGGTGGAGCGATAGGCGCTCAACTGTCTCAGATCAGGAAACTGGGATCCGAAATTGCCACCTACAAAGCAGAAATTGACAAGCTAAATATCGCATTGCGGAACGTAGCTGGGCTCGAATATGCAGACGCTTTATTAGCAATAACTAGTGCGAGCGAAGACTTTAACGTTCCATTTAAAGAAGCGACTCGCACTTTTACTCGATTAGTGGCGGCTGGTACTGCAAACGGAAACACAGTGAGAGAGCTTGAAGGTCTCTACCGAGGTCTTTCGGCAGCAACAAAAGCGACAGGTGGGTCAACTGAAGATCTCAACGGAGTGCTTTTAGCGGCAACGCAGGTGCTGTCGAAGGGAAAAGTCAGCGCCGAAGAGCTTCGGGGGCAAATCGGTGAGAGATTGCCTGGTGCTTTTTCTTTGTTTGCTCAGGCAACTGGTCGGACCACCCAGCAGCTTGACGAAGATTTGAAAGCCGGAGCTGTGAGCGCGGAAGAGTTTGTTACTGATTTCGCTAAGTTTATTGACACAAAATACAAAGATGCTGCCGCTGAGATTGCTAACAGTCCATCAGAGGCCGGGGCACGTTTAGAAAGAACATTGAAAAATTTGCAGGTTGCTATTGGACCAATACTGCAAGGCATGGGCGCTGAGTTCCAGATTTTCGCCAATAAAGCATTGACTGCACTCACTCCTTTACTTCAAGAGATGAATAAGTTTTTCAAGTTAGATCGAAGCGGTAAAAACACCCGCCTAGCCAACCTTGAAAAAAACAAAATACCTGAGGTTGAGCAGATAATTCGCGACATGGCCGGACGGGATGGCGATAGCTTTGTTGGCATCCCCAAGAGCGTTGCGGGGATGTTCGACAACCCCGGCTCATTGAAAAGCGTCGATTACATATTCAAGCAAGCAAGCAAAAAGCTAGTCGAGTTTCGAGGACGTGCTAGACAGTTAAGGCTTGAACTTTTTCCTGTAGCCAGGGAACAAGCTGACTTGCCTACTGGCGGGCGAACGAAAGAAGAGGAAGAGGGGGAAACCAAGACCAAAACCAAAGGACCAGGTCGAGCTGATTTCAGCGTGTTAGAGGGCGCTTTTGCTCGCGATGCAGCATTAAGAGTGAAGAGGGAAACTGCAGCACTTGGGATCAAAATATTAAAAGCAGAGACTGAGGGGAACAAGGCGCAGGTTTTTGCTTTAAAGCAGGAGCAGGAAAGGTTAAAAGTAAACCAAATTATCACAAACCTTGAGGAACTAACAAGACAAAGAGCAATCCAAATAGTAAATGCTCAAACAAAAGGACTGGACGTCACAAAGGTTCAAAGTAAGCAGTTAAACGATTTAAACAATCTCCATCTTGCGAGGTTGGATAAAGGCGCGCTTTTGGAAGAGCAAGAATTAAAAAGGCTAAATTTCAATAGAGAAATAACAGCTGAATTGGACAAGCAAAGAAAATCTTTTGAAGATCAGTTCTTAGACAGGCAACGAGAGTTGGGCCTGATTTCATCTGGTGACTACAACCAAGTATTGCTTGGCAGAGAGAGCAAGAGGCTGGCGAATCCAGATCTTGGCCTAAGCCCTGAGCAGCAGTCGAGAGGTCTTGACCAGTACCGCCAAACAATAGACCCAACACTTGTCCAAGGACTGACGCAAAATATTGCCAAGATGAAAAAAGATTTAGCTGATCTGGTTAATCCAATCAATCAAGTCACAAGTGCAGCAACAGCAATTGGCACTGCATTCTCTGACTCGTTCAAGAGTGTGATTGATGGTAGTGCAACCACTCAGGAAGCGTTGGCTGGATTCTTCAAGAATATTGCTAGTTACTTCCTTGATATGGCAGTGCAGATTATTCAGAAGATGATCACGATGTATATCTTGAACACGGTTATTGGGTTGCTGCCTGGGTTTAACGGTGCAACCACAAAGCTAGGTGCAGGGGGTGGATCAGTTGGCGGGATAGGGACTCTTGGGCCTAACTTTGGATTCCCGGTAGGGTATGCCAAAGGTGGAGTATTCGCCAAGAACAAGATCGTGCCTTATGCCAAAGGCGGCATCGTTAACAAGCCCACGATGTTTGCCTACGCCAATGGTGGTGCTGGTCGCTTCGGACTTATGGGTGAAGCTGGGGCTGAAGCTATCATGCCGCTCAGTCGTGGATCTAACGGTAAACTCGGTGTTCAGGCTTCTGGTGG